TGCTGGTGGAATGCTTGCTGCACTCACTGGTGGCATGACTATGATGAGACGAAACTCACGACACGACAAACGTGTTTGTGAAGACTGTCTTATGTACGACAGCATGGGATGGATGCCTATTGGCGCTCTTCCTCCTCCGGGAGAGAGGTGCAGGTGTCATGACCGTTGTCGCTGTTTTGTAGAGTACAAGTAGGGTAAAATAAAAACAAGCCATAAGGCACGTTAAACCCTGAATAGGGCATTAAACTCCCAACTTATTAATAAGGAGACATACAAAAATGGCTACTCCCGTTTACGGCAAGCAATTCATCCGCTTTGCCGAGACAGCCTTGGTTCCCGACGCTTCTGCCATCGAGCAGTTCTGCCTCGTGACCATCAACAACGCTGCTAACACCGAGCCTCCGACCATCGCTCTGATGGCCGCTGCTGGTGAAGCCTTCGGCGTGCTTCAGCAAGAGTTCAACCTGGCTAACTCTGGTTATGCCACTGACCTGATGCGCCTCGGCACCGTCGCTACCTCCGGTCTTCTGCTGGTGGCTGCTGACGGCGCTAACCTGCAAGCCCAAGGTGACGCACTGCTCGTCGATGCTAACGGTAAGTCCAGCTCTGCTGGCGGTGCCGTGACTGTCGACGCTACCACACCCATCGTTCGCCAGCAAGTGGTGATCGGCGGCGTGAGCATGGTGCTCGTTAGCTTCAACTGATAACTGAATGATCGGCTTGGCTGCTTTGCGTAAGACCAAGCTCGTCATCTTCTGCAGAAGGAGACATTAAAGACAATGATGAATCTTAAGGACACTTACGCAAGTGTCGATCCTATCCTGACTACGTTGGCTCAGGGCTTCATGCTGCCCGAGACCAACATTGCAAACTTCATCGCTCCTGTGGTGGACACCCCCACCCGCGCCGGACGCACACTGCGTTTTGGTAAGGAAGCTTTCGCCGTGACCGACTACCGTCGTGCCTACGGTTCCAACATTCCTGCCGTTCAGAGCCGCTTCGACTCCGACCCCTATGCTCTCGAGCAAGAAGTGGTCGCTTGGGAACTCCCCGAGGAAGTGATCGAGAACGCTGGTGAAGGCCCCGCTCAAGTGGACCTGCGTGCTATCGAAACACGCAACGCCATGAGCCGCCTGATGAATGCTTATGAAGTGACCGTGTCCGACTCCATCGGCGCTGTTGCAAGCTACGAGCCTTATGTTGCTGGTTCCGGCCAAACTGGTCTGGCCTACGCCACTTGGACACTGTACAACGCTGACGCTATTGCTGAAGGCGTGCCTACTGGTCCCGCTAACTGGGCTGGCGCTACTGCCAACCCCATCACTGACGTTCTGACCTGGAAGCGCACTGTCGCTAACCAGATCGGCATCCGCCCCAACTCCATGGTTGTTGGTTCGGCTGTGTTCGATCGTCTGCTGACTTCTGAAGCGATCCTCGACCGCATTCAGTACACCTCCGCCGACAGCATCGACACCGATGTGCTGGCTCGCTACTTCGGTCTTGAGCGTGGCATCCGTGTTGCTGAAGGTCGTAAGCTGGCTGATGACGGCTCCCTGCAGCCTGTGTTCCCTGAGGACGCTGTGCTTCTGTTCTACAGCCCGCTGGGTGCTTCTGACTCCGTGATGCCTGCTGGTGGCGCCTCCGCTGCTACACCTGCTTTCGCATACACCTATCAGCTGACCGGCACACCTGCTGTCCGTCCTGAGTACTACATCCGTGAGCGCCGCGTGGTTCGTGCTGAAATCACCGTCGAGCGTGCAGTGAACATCACTGGCCTCGGTGCTACCGGTGCCTACGGTTCTGGCTTCTTCGTGGCTAACGTGTTCGCTTGATCTCGAGCTTACACTAATACTTCGGAGGAACTTCAATGCCAGTTATCGTACCTATTCCAAAGTCCGCATTTATCGTCACCGTCAACGGGATGGAGACGATTTGGACTACTTTCTCAGGTATCGTTGACACGGCAGAATCTGGTCAGTACGCCAATGGAACCGGGAACCGCATCTACAAAGTTGTGGGACCCCGCGCCATTGACGACGTGACCCTGTCTGCTCCATACGATCCTGCATTTGCACACACAATCGAGCAAATTTGGTCGGATTACAACTGCGAATTCCTCACCATCACGATTCAACCTACCACGTGTAACGGTGACGATGCCAATAACACTCCCTATGTCCTCTACGGTTGCCAGCTTCAACAGCTGACCGTGGGTGAAATGGACCGTGAGTCTGGCGACGTTGGAACGATCGAACTCGTGTTC